ATTGTCTTTGTCCATTCCGATGATCGTGATTGTGGTTCACGGATGTCGGCAATTGCCTTGTTGATTGAGATGTCAAAATCAGCAGACAAATCAACTGGGGTGTTGTTGACCAATAACCTGATCATATGCGTTGCGATTTGTCAGCGAATGAAAGAGTGATGTCAAGTTCCAAGTTAAACATCCTATCTTGTACCGTCTTTTTCTGCTCGTAGTTGGCGTTGTCAATGTTGACCGCATACAAAGTGCCGTCATACATATACACAACCGGAGATTCAATCAGGTCTTTCAGCCAAACGGATTCGGTGTCGTTTATCCAGTTGCTGAACAACTTGATTTTTTGGCTTGTCTCTGTGTGATAATTGGTGCGAGTTCTTGCCGATGTTTGATAACCGTAAGTTGCACCAAGTGTGTATGGGTTCTGTTGGAATTGCTTCCGTGTGACTTCAAAGTTGTCTCTTCTCACCATATTAAAACGGAAGGATTCAAATCCTCCTAAACGGTTCATAAAAAAGATGTCAGTTGTTTCGTACTTACTGCATTCATCTTTTATGTTGAATCGGTATGTCTCGGATTTGGAAGTACCTCCAGCCTTTAATACCACATCAAAATAAGTTGCCCCACCAGGTATTGTCAATTGGCTACCCACGGGTATTCTCACAACCTTTGAAGATGGCAAAGAGAATGTTTGTGTACTGGCATCGGAGTAAGTAATCAAAACGCTTGTAGCATCTCCCTTCAAACAATAGAGCCAATCCTTTTGGGTTCTGTGGATGGTTCGTGTTCTCACATTGGTCAAGAACTTTGCGGATGTGGATGTGGCGAGATATTGCCCTTCTGCATAAGTCACCAAATCAAATGGGTTCAATGATGCGTTCCAAACCGTGCCAGTTGCTGAAGTCAAATCAAGGTATTCGGTGATTGTTCCTGTCGCTGATGGTGAATACTCATACCCAAACTCAACCTCGTAATCTGTGAATGAGTTTACGCATCCGCTTGGTGATGAATCTGTGAACTCCCAATTGTTAGTCACATAAGATTCCAAGATTCGCCCAATGTTGAACACACCTTTGTTCGTACTTCCAAAATAGATTGGTGCTTTGAGTTTTGCCACGGTAGTTGATGCGACCTTGACATCTGCAATGAACTTGAAATTGTCCTTTGTGTAGATACCACCTGAAGATTCCGTGATCACGAAGTTCGTGTCATTGAATGCTGGGTGATAAGTATTGGGTTGTTGAGTGATAGATAATGCCACGCTTAAAAATAGCACTCGTTGGAATGCGTTCCATTTACAACATTTCGTGCAGACAAGCCACAACATAGGCATTGAATCCCTTTGTCGCTGCCTGTTCAATTCGCTTTTGTCTCTCTTTGGTTTTCTGCTTATAGAATGCAATGGTGTTCAGGAACTCAATCAATGGCATTGTGAGAATGGCATCCCACTTTGTACGGTCTCCTTTGACAATTCTGTCAACCAATTCCAACCAACCTAACGGGCTGACGTTATCTCCTTGTTCAACTTCTCCATCTCCTTGATCAAATAAGATTGGATAGTTTTCAATAACTCCGGATAAACTGCCGAAAAAAAAAGCGAATAGGAATAGGGCAATGGGACAGTCATTGACAGAAACAAATCGCACTTGTCTTGGTAGTGTGCTTGTGCGTCTTTAATGGTCTTTGACTTGCCGAAGAAATCCACCTCGTATGCAAGTAAAGCCATGATCTTGTGAAGGCTGTCAATCGTATCTCCGTTGAACACTTGTTGGAGTTCAATGAAGTGGTGACCGCAAATCTCATTTGGTGTTTTTGCCAATCGGAAATATCTCCCTTTGTGCTTAAACATAAATTGCACAGGACGGCTTGGAAGCTCATTCAAGAACTCCAACTTTTTGAATTCTCTTGTAAGGTCATCAATCGGCATTGATTCAACCTTGTCCATTGACCAATGGTTAACGATGGCAAGGATGTTCATTGTCCGTTCAATGTTGGACATATCACGACAAGAGTGAATCTCTTGCAGTTGGTGGATGGTTATGTTGTTCCAGTTCATATCGTTTCAATTTGTAACGGTTTAAGCAAAATAAAATGTTCCCGGTCTGTTGTGTTTCTTGCAGTCAACTGCCAAAGCCAAAGCCATCACGCAGTCATCGTGCAACCCTTGTGGTGCAGTATACCTCACACCAGTTCTTGTGTATTCAAATTCAAAATTCTCCATCTCCGAGCCTATGGGTTCTTCAGGGAAATACACCTCCCTATTTTGTACGCTGATGACCAACCCTTCAATCAGTTGTTGTTTGCTCTGCGATGTGAACTTGAATCCTTTGATTCGTGGATGGCTTCGTTGCAATTGCTCAACGATAGGATCACCCACACCAGTTGAATCCACGAATGCAGGAATCACACCAATCAATGTCGTAATCTTTGCCAATGTTTGCGACCAATCCGCTTGGAATCGGTCAACATATGATACGCAATTATTCGCATCTAACCCAATGATCACCGTATAATCCGAATACTTCGCCAAATCCACACCCCAAGCAACCACGCTTTTGTTGGTTACTGGCTTGTAACAACTACGGATTGCATCAATTCCGAATGGATTTGTCTTGTCATCCGCTGGTTCTGCCAAATAGAGTTCGTTGAAGACGTGTAATGGGAGATCTCGTTTGGCTTGTTCAACCTCTTCCAGTTTGAGAATCCCTTCCTTGACCGCATCATATGCAGTTATCTTGAAATACTTATATTCATTCTCCCCGCTTCTCGCCCGTTCGCCCAATTTGTAGAACCAATTCTTTTTCCCTTTGACGTTTCCAATCAGTTTGCACTTGCCTTGTGTTGCAGTTAGGGTTGAACGCATAGCATACCAACTCTCCTCACGCATACGAGATGCCTCATCAATCACGGCAGCGTAGACATCATCCCCATACAAGTTGTCCGGCTTCTCACCTGATTTGAATTCAATCCTTGCACCTGTTGGAAGAGTGAGCAAAAGTTTGGTTTCGTTACTGATGAAGAAGTTCTTGTCCGTGACTTGTGACTTCATCCTTCGGAATGCAATCTCCGCTTGTTGGTAGACGGGTGCAACCCACCACACCGATTGATTGTCCTTGCATTTTAACGCTTGTTCAAATAACCATATGATATGAGATGCCGTCTTCCCCGTCTTTGTACTCGCAGCAGTAATGGTAAAACGAGCATCACAATCAAGGATGTCCTTTTGGTAACTCGTGACATATGGTCTTTGATAGGTTATTTGCATAAACTTTGGTACACACTTAATCGTGTTAGGTTGTGCAGTTCAAGGTTGTGGTATGTCTCACAATAGATGCGATTTGATTCGCCCATTGATTGTCTCACCGAATGACCAGCATCAATCAACTTCTCAATGGATGCCTTCCAGTTGTTTTGGGTTGCGAAGATCACGCCATCGTTTCCCGTGTGGTATAAGTACGGATAGACCGCTGAACAGATAATGGGGATAGAATAGGCAGCGGCTTCCACAATCTTCAATTCACTCTTGCAGTTGTTAAAGTGGTTGTCCTGAAGTGGTGCAAGTACGAAATCAAAGTGCTTGTAGACCTCACCGTATTCAAATACCGAAGTGCCTTGAACGATGTTGGCTTTGGGAATCAGTTTCACGATGTTGTTCCAATGATCACTCGGAGTATAACCGCAAATGTAGAAATCCACATCCATTGAATTGATGTCATCAGCAATGAGCTTCAAATCCTCTTCGTGTGTGATTCCACCAACCCATCCAATTTTCACTCTCTCGTTCTTTTCCTTTGGTTGCTTCCATTGGTTGTGAGATGTATCCAGGCAGTTTGGCACAATGTAAACATTCTCGTTGATTGTCCTCACTTCATTGGCGAGTTTTTGAGTTGTGCAGAATACCGCATCCGCATAGTTGATGGCATCCTTGATGGAGTTCTTAATCCCTTTGCGATATGCCCAGTATGCAGGGTTGTATTTTGGCAGTACCCAATAATCATCCACATCAATCACATAAGGCTTCCCGGCATCGGTGATTCGTTTCAAGACATCGTACTGGTTCTTACCGAGCCATCTTGAGAAGACAATCACATCGTAGGGTGCAAGGTCAACCGTCATCCATTCGGCTTGTGATTGACAAACATCAACCACCGCTTCTCCGTTTATTTGCATTCTCAAATGTGGTGCATAGATGCGATGGTAAACCACACCATTGATTCCGTCTGTTAGTATTAATAGTTTCATAGGGTATTAAGTAAGAAGTTAAAGCCTTGATTCGTTACATAATCAAAGCCATTGTTGACAGGGATAACATTTGGTGAGTGAACGCATACCTCAAGCAATCGTTTAACCTTCATTTGCTCTGCGATTGCGTAGGTGCTTGACTGATTGCCAATGAACGCCTTGCAACTGCCGACAATGGTTGCCAACATCAAAGCATCCTGACATTTCAATAGTTCACAATCCAATTGCCATCTCTCGGTGAATGCGATGTATTCCGATTCGTAACCAAAGAAAACGCACTTGTGTTCCTTGAGTGGGAAATAGTTGATGTCGTGGTTGCGATAACGAGCAGAGAAGTTCAAAAGAATCTTGTCCGCAAAGTATGGAATCGGTTCACTCGCTTCAATGCAAGGTTCGTGAAGGTCTGTTATCAATTCGGGATAGACAAGGAAGTGATTCCGTCTCAAATCACCAGCAGCGAGATTCAATCCGTGACGCCTGAACTTATCAAAGTCATACCCCATATCAATGTGAGAGTGCATCTCAACCTTTCGGATGTACGATTGATGCTCAAGCAATGGTTTGATATATTCGTATGAGTTTAAGTTCATACAGTATCCACCGCTTGGATGACCGGAAACAGTATTCTGCTCACGGAATCCGATGTGAAAATCTACCGCACCGTGTAACTCTGCAACTCGCTTGGTTGGGGTGAGTGAATAGATCAAATCACCGAGATGACCGGATTGGATTACTCTCATAGTTCTTGCAGTTGTTTTTTTACTTCAATCCAAAACAGTACTATATCGATTCTATCTATTTTAGATTCTATTTCATCATATAAAAAATACTCTAATATCTCATTAGCACAAACCATTGCACAATCTCTTGTTGTCAATGCGTCATTAAAACTCTCCTTGAGTTGTAAGGCTTTTTCTTGTGATGTCATTCGTTTGGGGTTACTGGGATAGGCATCCAATATGCTACATCTATAATTGCATTGCTATACTCCTCAACCCATAGGTCATCGAAGTACCTTGCCAAAGTTATTCTCCCATCCGTTGTTGCTACCAACTGGATGTCTTCGTCTTGTGGTGGTAGTTTGTCATCACCTCTCCAACTTGCTCTCATCTAAATTCAAAGTTATTGTGAAATTTTTGCTTTCTATCGTTTGGTCAATTGTTTCTTTTGGTTTGCCTTGTGATCGTGTCAACAACATCTCCAAGTTGAACAGAGAGTTCTTGTCGTGACCTTTCAGCAATGCACCGGCAATCGTGCGTTCCATTATCGTGTATTCATCCCCACGATCTATCTTCTCCAGTTCCTTACGCCCAAGCGACAACATAGACAACATTGTATCTTCCACTTGAGATTTGGTGTATCCAATCTCCTTCATTTGTGTGATAAGTTTTCGTGGTCGACCATTGCCAATTCGCCTTTCATCCTCGCCTTTTTTGAATGGTTTTAAGTTCTGTTCGTTTGCCATACTGCTCACATTTGTCTCACATTTATTTAATCCATTCAAATTGAAACGACCAAAATCCAAATGCAAGACCTATTGCATATTCACCTTGCCCTACTGATTTGGTTTTGCTATAATAGAATCCCAATTGAAATTGAGTTTCATTATCATTCCGACTATTCCTTTTTAGAGTTATTGCCATTATGCTTTGTTTAATTTCTCTTGGTGCTTCTCTTTTAAGAAGTCCTTGTATTGTTTCTTATCTCCGAATTTCACATGGTCTTCACGACATAATGCCATTAAGTTTTCAATGTTGTCCGCTTCCTTGCTTCCCCCTAAACCTCTTGCTTCCACGTGATGAATGTCAATAGCTTTCTTCCCACACACCTCACAAGGGATGAAGTCACTAATGTCATATCCGAAATGGTTCATATAGATTTTCGTGTGGGGTTTCATACCTTTTTGTTGGTGTCACCGATATGGTCTTGTGGCATTCCACTAATGTGGTTTTTGATATACCACTCAATCACTTCCAATGCCCGTTTATAACCTTCCGCATAACCATCGGAATAACTCATTTCCTTTCCCATCACTTCCATCTCTTTGGCTTTTTCTGTTGCTTCCAGTACTAACCTATTCAAAGTGATTCTGTCAAAATTGCCCTCCGAATATTGCTCAAATAATTCATAGGTTTGATTTGATAACCATTTAACACTACTGCTCATTCTTTCTTTTCCTCTTTGGTTTCTGCTCATCATCGGCAAGTTGTGCTTTGGTGATGGCTTCTTGTTGTTGGTTTGCCCATATCAAAAGTGAGTGCAATGCTTCGGTTACACAAGTACTGCAATTAGGCAAGTTCCTTCCGAAGATTTCACGGTGGACATTGTTTAGGATTGCCCCTTGTTCTGGTGATGGTGCGAATACTTGTGTTTTCTTCCAGTTGTCGTACAACGGTTGGAGTGATAGTATAAATTCAATGTTGCTCATAGTTTTTCTATTTCTTTTTTTACTTCATTCCAAAAATATGATTCGCCTGTACTGATTAAAAATGTTGAATTGCATAACAACTCATTGCACATAATCAATGCACATTGAATTCCTTCATTTCTTTGTTGCAATCCAACTACGGTGAATTTGTCAACCAGTTCTTTCGCTTTCTCTTGTGGTGTCATAGTTTGGTTTCTAATAGTGCGACAATCACAGTTGCGATGGATGCGTAAAGTATCCCCACCCAACCGTATGTGTACAAGAAAAAGGACAAGCCCAACCACCAAGACAAGCAGAACGCACAGTCAAGGGGTTTCATTCGCTTCCATTTGGAATAGTCACTACCGTACAGATAGCGTTTAAGAAGGTCGGCAGGTTTGCCAAAGTTTACGATGATGATTGCCAAACAAGCAATCCCAATTATTTCGTTGTACATCTTTCTTTCATTAGTTTAATTACTCTCAAAACTTCACGAACGGAAATATCTGTCTTTCTATGGATTGCCCTTGCAGACATTCCTGAACACCATAGTTTAAAAAGTTCTCGTTCATAGAAATATGCTGATTCTGTTACTTGGTTTATTTTGTTGATTCGTTCAAGTTCAATTCCTTCCGTTTGCTCTCTGTCATCCAGTAAGTCAATCTCTTCAGCGAAGTCAAGCTCGTACACATCCTGTTGATCATATATTCTTGATTCGCCAAAGGGATGCCGGTTGCCGTTGATACAAAGGTATAAAAGACGGATTGACCAAAACTGGATGTATCCGTCTCTGTATATTTTCTCAATTTGCTCATCAGGTTTCTCAAGTATAGTTAAAAAGTAAAATTGATATAACTCCCTTGCCAACTCATTGTTTTTTGCAATGTTCTTGGTTGCTTTCTTCAGCCAATCGGCTTTGGATAACTCCAATATGATGGCATCTTTATTCAATTTTTCTTTTCAATAATGCAAATATAACCATCTTTTTCGTACTTTTTTTGGCATCT